TCTGGACAGCTTGGTGTACTCCCGGCTACCTATCAGTCCCGCATCCGATGTCTCAAGACTTGTCGTCTGGGGCTTAATGATCGTTCCCGCTAGGGCGGTAGTTGCTGCACTGGGGGACGTGGTGTCGTCTGATGCGTAGATATTCTGAAGAAAAGCGCCAAAATGCTTTTGGTGGGGCGCCCCAGAGAAGCTAGTGGCCTCGTGAACCCAGGCGTAAATTGACATACCCTGATTCAGTACTACATTAGGGCCCTGCTGCTTTTCCTGCTCTTCCCAGTCGTCTGCGTTGCCAGGGTCACCGCCCGGCACCAGCTTTAATTTCTGCACCTTTACATTGGTAATGGGCTTCGGGATCTTGATGGTGCCGCTAAATGCCAGCTTATTCATTAAGAGATCTCCTGGTGTCTCTGCAAAAAGGTCACGTTTGAACTAGGCGCTATTGATTGATTTGCCGCCGCCTCTTCCTCATCGGCTTGCACGACCAAGATCTCGACATGGCGCTGTAGAAAAATAGTGTCGCCCCCCGATGCAATAGTCTGATTCGCCGCTGCTTCCTGTTCTGAGCCCTGTATTAACTTCACCTCAGCGTGACGCTGAAGAAGGAGCAGATCGCTACCAGTGGCAATGGTTTGATTTGGCGCCGACTCTTCCAGGCCAATAATGCGCAACGAATTTCCACACCAATCTGCATCCCCTTCCTGGGCGTAGCCGATCGCGTCACCGAAGACGCCGCCAATGACTTGGCCGGCGATCGCATCGGCATCCACGGCACCGGTGGTGTCCCAGGACAGCAGCACCCTGACCGCTTGCCCTTGGAACAGGGAAGCGGTGCTGGCCACCACGGTGTCATTGACCTTAACTTCGGCCACGTCACTGGAAATACGAAAGGTCACGACATCATCAAAAAAACCGTTAACCATGCTGCCTTCCACGCCATCCACGATGCCGGTCCAGGCACCGCTGACGCTATCGAACCAGGCTTCCAGGTAGTGGGTATCACTTTCGACACGAAAGGCGGCGATGCCGGCATCCAGCTGCAGCAGCTGCGTCTGGATGACGCGGGGCGTGGTCCACAGGGCATAGTCGGTATTGAAGCTGCGGCGAGAGCCTGCATAGAAGATGCTACCCAGGTCTGCGGTGCTGACGGCCGCGCCAAAGGACTGACCGGCTACCGGCAACGCCAAGCCGCCCAGGCCCGCCGCCATTGCGCTAGAAAGCTCAATGGGACAGCCCCGAACGTACGAATTGCGGATACCAGGGTCCAGAAGGCTTTTCACACTGCCCCCATCGCTTCGCCAATGGTGAGCCACTGGGCGCCGTCAGGGCTGCGTGACACGCTGACGTCACCCAGGATCACGGTTTCATTATTGCGCACAGTGTCCGCGCCACTGGTGACCAGGTTGATGGTGTGGGCGTCCTTGGCGGATGGGGTGATCTGGAATTCATAGCCCCGTGGCCAATCTGCCAACGGCGGCACGGTGATATCCGCATCCGCTGTGACATAGAGCGTCTTGCCGCTATGTTCAGCGCCCAGGACGGTGTTGTTGTCGATCACCACATATTCGGATAGCGGGCTGCTTTCGGCAGTGATGGCCAGCGATACATGGTTGTCACTGGCGTCATACACCAGGTGGGCGATGGCGCCACGCTGAGTCAGTTGGGCGGCCTGCAGCGCCACCGTGTTGACCGTTTCCAGTGGGGTGGCATCGTTGGCCGGGACGGCCCAAGCCGGAAGCGCCAACGGGTCCGTGGTGATGGCCACGGATGCGACCTCGCTATTGGCGGCGCTGTCTGACAGCTGCAGCCAGGCATCCAACGCTTTGCCGGTGAACGCCTGGTCAGTGGCCGTGACATCCACGGTGTCAGTGACAATGCGCAGACTGGCCACGCTGAAGTCGAATTCCAGCAGCAGCGATTCACCAGACACGAAGTCGGCGTCAATCACGCTGCCGCTGGACAGATCGGTCAGGCCGGCGCTGGTGAGCATCACACCGAAGGTGCCCGCCGTGCTGGGACCACGATCACCGAACGCCGTTTCCGGGGTGGTGTCGCCGTTGTTGATCAGGGTGACATAAACCCAGCGTTTGCCGGTGTAGTACTCGGACAGGGTCAGCAGTCGGGCGCCGGATACTTCCGTTTCCGCGGCACCACTGCTGCCCAGGTCAATGCTGGCTGTGAGTGCATCGCCGGACAAGGTAACGGCCACACCGTTGGCCCCGTAGTCCAGCCCGCTGTCGGCAAAGGCCAGCGGCGCCGTTTCGGTGCCGGTATAGGGCTCTGCTCCTTCCAGGGTGTAAGTAGCAGCCTCGGGAACCACCAGGTAAAGCGGGTTAGCATCCCAGGTGTCGGCCTGGTCCACAAAGATGGCTGACTGGCCGTCGGTCATGGCTTCTGGCAACAGCCCGGCGACGGGGCCGGTGGTGCTGTCCACACGATAGCGAGCGATGGCGTCCTGCAGCAGCTCCACATCGAAGTCCGCCGCTTTTTCCTGCCATACCGCCCCGGTTTTCAGTTCCTCGATAGTTGCCTGCAGGTTGGCCACTTGGGCGTCGTATGTGGTTTTCAGTACATACTGATTGTGCGGATCGGCCCCGCCAGTGTGGCCATTGAACGCTGCGGTCAGATCAGTCAGGGACACACCCTGCTGCTCTGCCAGATCCCGAAGCCACCGGGTACGGGCGACCAGCTGCTTGGCCTGATCGTTGGCGATGCCCTCGCCATTTTCCCCAGCATCTACGGGATCCTGCCGAGTCAGCAGGGTGACGTCATCCCAGCTTCCTTGCCCTTGTTGGTCTGGAATCGTCGGCATTGGTTAGCCTCCAAAGCGCACGGCGCCGTCGTAGTTCACTTGGCCGTTGTAGTAAATGGTGACGTTCTCCGGGGTGCCCCCAACGGAAAACAAGACTTGGGTGTGAGCGGGTGCGGCTTCGCTGACAATGCATTTGATCAGGGCCACACGCTCGGGATCCGGGTTGCCGGGAAAGTTCAACTGCCAGACCAGACGCCATTCCCCGCCGCCGACCGGGTCCCCCATGCCGCTGACGCCCATTTCAAAGGGTTCAAAGGTGGTGATCGATGCACTCAGCCCCAACTGGGCGGCCAGGTCGATGAAATAGGCTTCACTCTGACCACCGGTTTCTGCCAGCTTGGTGCGGATTCGTTGGCGGCGCAGATCCGGGTCGGTGATGGCGGGGGCACACGGGTCTGGCAGGCCCAGGGCCCGTTCCCATTGATCCAGCATCTCTTCACCGCCCTGCAGAAGGACTTCCAGGCTCAGGACGTCCAGGCGCTGGTGGATCCGATCGTATTCCTGGGCCAGAGCGTCCAGCAGCTGTACCCAGTTGCTGCTGGGTTCCGTCGGTAATGCGCTACCAGGTGGCTGCAGGGCAACCAGCTGCTGGGTATAACGATTCATGATTGCCACGCCCCCCAGGTGATCTGCCCCAGGACAAGCATGTGGCCGGCAGTTGCCGGGGCCAGGGAATCAATGGCCTGAATCTGGTGATCCTCTTCATCCGTGACCAGGCTCAAGGCTTCGCCCACATGGGTCAGCGGGATAGTGCCCTGCAGCTGCCCCTGGCCGGCCTGGTAAGCCCCTGGTCGGGCTTCACGCCGAAACAGTTCTGCCAGGGCTTCTTCTGCTGCCTGGCGCACTGCGACGGTGTCGGGCTTGATGGCCAGGGTCATGTTGACGGGCTGGGGCACCGGGGCAAAGACATCCAGGCCGCCAGCCACCGGCCGGCGTTCGTCAATGTACTGGTAAACGGTATCCAACAAGGGGCTGTTGCTGGCGGGTAGATCCCCGGCCGGGTCGTCGTAGGTGGCAATGCGAACCACAACCACACCCAGGCGGCCACCTTCGTGGGCGGTGACCCAGGCATGGGTCACTGCCGGGTGAGCCTCGCGGGCCCAGCGTTCATAGTCGTGACGGGCTCCGCCCACGGGGGGTTTCTGAATACGCTGCAACAGCCGATCGCTCCAGGCGGCGACTGTTTCCAGCGCTGTGCCACCTACCAAACCCCCATCGCCAACGGTGACTTGGCTGTCGATGCCTGACACGGGAGCCAGCAGCGCGAGGGTGGCCCCTTCTGCCTGGTTACCCTCTGGTCCAGTTTCCTGGGCATCCACGTCCCCCTCTGCAGTGCCACCGGCCACGGTGGCGTCTTCGCGTAGGGTGTACTGGATGCCGGCATCGGACTGCATCAGCGTCCCGGCCGGGACGGTTGCGCCGTCTGTGCCGGTAAACGTCACCGGCCCGCTGGCAGGGGTCGGATCCAGGCGTGGCACCCGATAAACCAGCGCCCAGATCTGCAAGATGGCTTCGTCCTGGGTGTTTGGCAGCAGATTGCGGGCGAGCCAGTCGATGCTGCCATAAAGCCCGTGTGCGACACCGGCTTCCATTTGGGATAGCACACGGATCAGCTCACGGCGCAAACGCGGATCCCCTGAAACCACCCGGCCATCCAGATCCGCTTCAATCCGGCGTTTAATCTCGACTATTTGCGGGCGCTCAAAGGGCATTGAATTACCTATTTAAAGATCAGGTTTTGCCAGGTCCGTTGGTACAAGCCACCGTCCGGGCGATGAATACGGACTGACAGGTCCAGGGCGTAGGTGCCTGCCCGCTGGGCGTCCACCTCAATGCGGGAAGCCAGCCCGTCTTTCTTCATCCACTCCAGGGCCTGTTTGGCGTAGTCCCTGGCAGCGCGCAGTGTGTCCGGGACTGTCTTGGCCCGGCGCAAGGTCCACAGCTTGGAACCGATTTGGTCGCCATCGCTGTACGCATCACCCCAAAAACCGCGAAGGTCTGCCCCTTCGTCCACTTCTTCCGGGTTGGCGCGGCGGTCCAGGAACAGAGACAGAATGACGTTGCTTTCCAGTGCCTGGTCGTCTTCTTCCAGGCTTATATCAAAACGTGGGGGGCCTTCACCGTCAGCACTGAACAACTTCAGGTTAAGCATGGGCGGGGATCCTCTGGGTTAACTGGGGAGCGGTTTCCCGGTGTTCGGGTCGTGTAGGTGGTCATTGCTGCTGACACCCTGGGCAGTGGTCAGGTTGCCGGTGGCATCGATGATGGCGCCATTGATCGCGGCCGCGCCGCCAGAAATAGCCAGCCCGCCTTGCCCGGTAATGGCTTGCTTGACCAGCAGGGTCTGATCAACGGTCAGGGTCTTGGTGCAGCGGACGGGGCCGTCCAGGACAATATCGGCACTTTTCACCAGCACCTGGCTGGCGCCTTCCACATATACCTGCTGGCCTTGGCGGAGATGCACCAGGGTGCCTTCATGGGTGTACAGGCAGGAGTCGCCGGGCTGCAGGTCCAGGGGACGATAACGGCGATCGTCCACGGCCAGCATGACGGTACGACCGCGATCACCGTTCAGGGTGATGTGAACGCTTTCAGCTCCAGCCAGCGGCACCGTGGTCAGACCATACTGCTGCAGGCGTCGCACGTTGCGGATCTCGCCGGCGAGCATCTCCACCTTGATCACTTGAATTTCGGCGCTGTCGTCAACGCCCAGCACGGTGCCGCTGGTCGCCAGGCGGCGAATCATTTGCACAATTTTCCTTACCATGCCGCCCCCGCGTCGCTGCTTTCTTCTGCCTGTGCCAGCAAGTCGTAAACGCTGGGGGGCACCAGGGTCATTTCGGTGATGGTGCCGTCGTCGCTCTTGCTTTGGTTGGTGCTCTTGATCAGGAAAGTGTCCTGGATATCGAGACGGGGAATGCGCGCTTGCACTCGCATGTTGGGTTCCCACAGGCGACCTTGTGCGGAAAAGCCTTGCACGGTCACCACCAGGCTTTTGCCTCGCCCCCGGCGCACATCCCTTTCCCAGGTGGCGCGATCGCCCAGGGTGATGCCATTGCCCAAGGATTCCGCGATCAGCAGCCGAATCCGGTTTTTGCGGATGGTCGGGTCGATGGCGGCGCCTTTGGGCTGCAGTGCTGCTTTGCCATTCCAGTTGCTGGTGGGTTCGTCCTGACCCAGCACCACATACTGGTGGGACCGTTCGCTGTCGTCGTCGTCCAGTTCGGCGCTAAGGATGTTTTCACCTTCTACCAATGGCTGGGGGTGCAGCTCAGTCCCGGCGCGGGTAATGAGTAAACCGCCCAGGGCATCGCTCATGATCATGACGCCACGCTGGCGGGCATAGCGCTCCATGCAATCCCAAACGGTTTCCCCTGGTTCAATACTCAACTTGGCAAAGGGCGCGGACA